GGGGCGGCCGCAGACACGGCGGCAGCTCGCGCGCCGTGTCGGCTTCCGGTTCCGAAACCTTGCTACCGAATTGAATGCCGAGGATCTTCATATCAGAGCCTGACCAGCACGCGCTTGGGCCCACGGCCTTTCGTCGCCTCGCGAGCAACGATCCGAGCGTAGTGCTTGCGCAAAGCTAACAGGTCGGCGTGCGGAATTTTGTCCAGGGCCCGCCCGTCGGCAAAGGTGAACTTAATGTCTTCCGAGCCAGCACGGTTCTCCAGCACCGCGTCGATCGCGTCCAGGGCACGGCGCGCAGGGGTGCGCTGGTCCTGTGCCGCCTTGGCGGGATCGGGCAAAACCTCGATCTGACCATGATCCAGTGTCGACCGGTCCCCGGCATTGGTGGCTGCGATCAGAAACCGATAGGGTCCAGGCGCAAGCTGAGCCGAGGCGGCGGACGACAGCGCGATTTCCCAGTCATTGCCATCCGCCACCGCGTTGACGGTCAGCGGCGCGGCGCCGGCTAATGCCTGCATCACCAGCGAAACCGCCCAGCCTGCGGTCGCTGGACAGTCCCCGGACGGGACCGCCAGACGCAGACTGTCGCCCGCAATCATCTGCGCGGGCATCCGGTTGAGGGTCATGGCGTGTCCTAGCTGAGCCGCCCCATCCAGCCTTTGCCCCTGCGCACCGGCACCTTGCGGCGGCGGGGCGCAGGGACCGGCGGGGGCTGGTCGTTCTCTGTCTTCGTCTCTGTCGGCACACGGGTACTGCCGGGCTGAGGCTCAGGCTCCGCAGAGCCACCTTTGGGCCACAGCACGGAAAACCCGCGCCAGATCCAGCGCATATCCACGCTGCTCTGGGCATAGCCCGGCCTCAGCAGCGTCGCCTCGCCATAGACCAGGTGATCCCAGGTCTCGTTGCGGGTGCGCCGCTTCTTCCACTTGCCGTCCACCAGCTCTTCCGAAGCGATTTCCTCGATATATTCGAGGCCGATATCGCCCGGCAGGTGGATGTAACCCGGCCCCGGCGCCGTTCGGCGCAGGCGGGCATCGATGATATTCTTTATCCGGTGGACGTTCGGGATCCACAGGCGAGCGGACCTCCGCTTGGCTCCGCCCTTGATCTTCTGGTCGGCAAACTGCCCCGCCGGCATCAGCGGCGCGGTGATTTTTGAACCGCCCTTCAACAGGGTTATCCGCCGCTCATGCACACCTAAAGACACAGCCGCCGCGAAGAAGAACTTCGCGCCTTCCGTAGCCTGGTCGCCGCTCTTGTCGGACCCGCCAGTATCCACCGCGACGCCCATGATCGGCGCATGGCCGACGATGCGGCCCGGCTCGATCACTTCGCCCCGATCGATATTGACCAGCGCGCCTTCGACCATCGGGACCTTGCGGTCGAACAGCGGCAGCAGCGCCTTCCAGTGTTCCTTGTGCACGAAAGGCTGCACCCCCGTGATTCCGTCATCCAGCACCGTGATCGCGAAACGGTCAATCACCCAGGTCTCGCGACCAGCGGCAAAGCCGAGTACCGCGACCTCGAACCGATCATGCTGTACGTCGACCTGCGCCAGCAACACCTTCGGGCCGCGGGGCGCCGTGCCGACTCGCCAGCCAGCCTCTCGGCGGCGCAGCAGGTCTTTGCTTTCGATTGGACGCTCGCCCGACAATTGCGAGCGGTAGTTCTTTCCGCCCTTTACGTTCCAGAAGCTGCGCAGCAGACTTTCGTCCTGCCGCTCTTCCCAGGCAATCTCGGCCTCGCGCCAATCGCGCGCCAGCTTGGTCCAGCTGGTGAAGGCCATCAATCCGTCGCGCCGGAACGTCCGGCGGTATTTGCTCGCGTCGCGGTTGCGGGCGACGAAGCCCCGGTTCGGCAGGTCCGCGCAGCTGCGCAGCAATGCAAACCGCGCATCGGCGTCGAGGATGCAACCATTAGTTCCGCACACCACGTGAACGCTCGACGCCGCCTCGTCGGGCGTCGCCGGGCGACCATCGACCTTGCGGTCGAAATGCAGATCGCGCCGCATGTCGATTTCCCAGCGATCGCCGCAAGAAGGGCAGCGCGGCTGCAGCCGCTCATCTGTCCCGCCCTCGACAAACGCTTCGATACCGCCGCCTTCTAGGCCGGGGCTGGAGGAAACCAACTTGGTCTCACGCCCTTCGAATGTGGTCTGGCGACCGCCGAGCAAGCCCAGCAATCCGCCTTCGCCCTCGATATCCTCGGGCATCGCGTCAAAATCGTCAGCCCAAACATTGCAGTATGGCCGCTGCCGCAGCTGCGATTTGACCGGCCAGGCCGCGCCGACGTACATGCCTTTGAACAGTTTCAGATGCATGTTGTCAGCGCTGCTGTCTGGCAGCAATGCCGACTGCAGCACCGGCACCGATCGCACCAGCTCGTTGACGCGCAGCTTTACGAATGTCTCGGTCGCCGCCTTGTCGGGCTGCACCACCAAAAACGGGTCAGCCGACCGGTCGATGGTCCAGCCCATCCAGTTCAGGCCAACCTCGGACTTGCCCGCCTGGGCGGGCCCCATGTCGCCAACCTCGACCGTTTCCGGATCGCCGAGCGCATCCATGATTTCGGCCAGATAGGGCAGCGCCATCGGATCGTAATTCGGATTGTACCGGTCAGCCCACTGTGAAACGGTCAGCCGTTCCTTGGGGCGATACAAATGCGCTTGGCGAGCGAACAGCTGGGCACCGGTTTCAAACGGCGGCAGCGCCTCCACTCGCTGCATCAGCATCCTTCTTCTCCGCTAGTCTCTCCAGTGCTGCCGCGAACTGGCGGCGATCGTGATCCATTAGCTCCTGCCCGGCCGCGATCTGCTCGCGGCCGAGGGTGACCCGCTTGGCAAGCCGGGCCATGAAATTTGCCCGGTTGCGCGCATCGGCAACGATCACGTCGGCAATCGCGGCCTCGATATCGGCCTTGCGGATCAACTCGCCGCGCTTTTCGGCGACCTTGATCGCGTAGAATTCTTCTTCGAGCAGCTTCTTGCGTTCATCGATCGACAGGCCTGCCTGCCCAACATCCGCCGCCGCATCCGTGCCCAGCAGCTCCAGACCCAGTTGGCGAACCTGCTCGGCATGCGCCCGTTCCGCCGCGATGCGCTTGGCATCACGCTCCTTGAGCCATTCGACGCCAGCGCGAACGTCGATTTCATAGGCGACTCCGTTGGTGCCGGGCACTGCCGGAAAGTCCGGGTTATCCTTGATCAACCGCCGCAAAGTCGGTTCCGACGGCACGCCGGGGATAGCCGCGAACTCGGCAAGCGAGGCAGTAAGCCCCTCAGTCACGAGCAAAACCGAAACAACAAACGAGCCGCCCGAAAAAATCCGGAACTCTCACACAAGCCGCGCCTTCGGCCCCCGTACACGGTGGATCGCCAGGAAGGACCCAAAACCCCTCGCCACCGTGCGACCCTAAAGGCAAGGCAGCGGCGAGGGGCCTTGTGACCCGAACGCTCGCGTCCAGCGTGCCGTCAGGCATAGCCAATTGCGCTCCAACCAGCGACTGCGGATTTTGCATCGCCCTCACATTCCCCCCCTTGACACTGTCCTCTTGCAGATTTCTGCGGCGTTCAGGCCCACTGCGATAGCACGCAGCGCCGCACGGTATCGCTTCTGCAGCCCGTCCTTGCCCCGAGCCATGCCCATCAGCGGCATGATCCGCGCCCATGGAAGCTGCTCATAGCCCATCGCATGGAAGTGCAGACACAGGCCCAGCAGCCGACGGTCACCGGCAGCAGGCACCAGCACCATCCATTCCGTGACACGATCGCGCCGGTCGACTTCCTCGCGCGACAGCGGGAGCGGGCGAGGCGCAACCTCCGAGAGATCACCACCGCGAGCGTCATAGTCGGACTGGGCATCGCGGCTCATCAGATGCCAAGGCCCATCCCCTGCAAACGGCCAACGCCCACCACCAGGCGAGCGCCGCCACAACACGGCCGCCTCGATCAGAGCCTCACGCACTAGCTCGAACGTCCACCAGTCGACCCCATCGATATCCATCAGTGCCATATCACAGTCCCTTCCATCGCTGCCGAGGCCGGAACCCCCAAAGTATGCAATCCGGAAGGCTTACGGAAGGCAGTGTTTTGCGAGATTTCTCTATATCTCATATTAACTTAGCCTCTCTCTCACACTCTGAAATTGAAGAAATGGAAGGGGTGGAAGACTATTTGGTGGTCAGGGCGCTGCAAAATCCGTTGCGGTTTCCGCATGGAGCAGCCCGCAAAACCCTTCCGCGCCTTCCAAACGCCAGCAACCCCGCGAAATCGCTTGGGAAAGTGCCTTCCGTTGGCCTGAATATGCACCATTCCGACCGCCATCCGGTCGGAATGGTGGCGCGCGCCATCGCTGGCGGCAACACGTTGATATTGCGGGGCTACCAGTCATCACCGGGCACCCAGTCTGCACTATCGCCGGTGGGCCATTCTGGCCCATTTTCGGCACCTTGCGCGCCGCCCGCTTCCTCAGGCCCATCAGGCCCGCTCCACCTTCCTTCGCGGATGGTTTCGGGTGAAATGCCGTCGCGCAAGGTCACGCCCAGCCACTTCATGCCGTCGCTGGCTTTCGACACGAAGCCCTTGTCCAACATCGCTTTCTTGAAGCCGCC